TAATGACGATTATTCTGAACTTCTTTATACCGATATTATTAACGATATTATGGATAAACTATCCAATCTTCTTATATCTATTCCAGCAGCAGCTTAACACTATCTTATTTATGATGACTATAATAGGTTTTGTTGATAGTCACATTCATGGACAGAGTAAAAATTTTCCCAATGTGCAAATAGATCATCGTATCTCTCACTTTCTGGTTCGCCTTTAAAACTTTCATGAGCTCTAGGAAAAAAGAACGAACTACTTCTTTGTCCTGTCAGACCATCTCTGGCCACCCTTGATCATCATTGTAAACTACGAATACCATCTTTTGTGCCCTTAAATTATAAAGTGATAAATAAAGAAAGCTATAATACAGCTACGATACAGCTACAATACAGCTACAATAGCTGATATGTTAAACATATCAGCTAAAAACTAGCTTTAGCTAGCCGCGCAGCAGGGCCAATAGAGCAGGGTTCGTAAGGGCTTACAGCTTCAGCTTCGTTTTAGCGGATCGCCGCCCTTACTTAGTAGAGATACTCGACCTTACCGATAATCGTGCTATCAGTAACACTTAAGTTGTTATAGTCGACGGTAATAAGAGTATCAGCAGGAATGTGGGCGCCACCAATCTTACTTTGACCGATAACATGTTCTGTAGGTTCACCAATCTCATAATCTTTAACCATATAAATGGTCTGTCTTACGTAGGTAGGTGTTAAAGGTGAATATGTGTTAGTCGGGTTATTCTCAAGATATACTTTGTTATTTGTGGTATCTTTTGAAATTACACGTCCCATATTATCGTTCTGTGAAAGATCATCGAGTCTTAAATAGAAACCAATCTCAGTATATTGAGTAACCGTCGGACTTACACTAACTTCATATCCGAGAATCCAATGCAGCTTATTAGTAGGATTTTCCGAACTTACCGTATTTAAGATGCATGTATAAACACGAGTACCGATCGAATCAGTATATGTAACCTTCGTGCCAGCAGTGTAGTTTTGCGAGACCCATGCAGCAGCTGGTGCAACGACTCCAGTAATAGCACCGATAATGGTGTTCTTGCTAACACCCATCTCTAAGATGTTTCCTTGATGGACTGCAACGGTAGTAAAACTTAATGAAAGAGCTGAGATTGGAAATGGGAATGAAACAGATGCACTTACGGTCTGACCAGCAGGCGATGTAACCTTTAATGTTCTACAGGCAAAACGACCACCAGTTGGAACACTTTCTTCTTGAATCGTTAATAAATTAGGTTCACGAACATCGACGACACGAGTCTTAACTGGATTTATAGAATGTGTGTGGTTCTCTGGGCAGACAGTGGGTTCTGTCTCCGACCAAACATATTCATCACGATCATCATCAATGCAAAAAACTCTATACTTATATACCGTTGTCATTTATATATTTATACATTATATTTTTGTATAAATAAATTTTCCGAAGGTCTCTTTAGTTTATTATTTCAAAATACTTAAGGTCTAAGGTTTAGCTCGAAAATCTTTAACTCTATAAAAGAACTCAGATATTTTTGATCTATATTAGGCATTATTTAGTTTTTAGTTTCCATGACCATATGATAAAGATTCATACTACCACCTATAGTCAAATTATTTCCTTGAAATCTAACATATGGAATAAGAACATCCCAAACATCAAGACTTGAATAAAAAGTATATTCATAATAATAACCAACATTCAAAACTTCTATACTTACTGTTACACGTCGTCCATCTGTGCCTGTAGCATCCGCATCTGCATAGAATCCAACTCTATAAACTGTATCATCTGTATTGCCAACAATTGGTACGCTATTAAGAGTTACACGATTATCTATATCCCATGTTGCACCATTATCGAGTGTTTCAATATATAATTGATTGAAGTTTATTAAATCAGATGTAAATCCAACATTAAATTGATCACTATCTCTTATACTAAAGATTACATGATAATTAAAACCTCCTTGCCCAGTTCCTCCTATATAAAAGTTATAATTGCCAATTCCCACACCTGGATAGACTATTCCTATAGCTCCACCTGCTGCTGGTAAGGTAAGACGCAAGCCCCCCAGACTCGCTCTATAAGATGTGGTACTTACGGGAAGGCCTGAACGACTTGGAGCAGCAGGATTGCCAGCAATATTCATAGGAAAATTAAAATCTGCATTAGTTACCGTACTACTTATCGGAGTAAAAATATATACTCTCCTTTCTGTAAGAGTCTCTCCAACAAGCCCTGTTAAACCAGTCGCTCCTGTAGAGCCGCGACCACCAGTAATACCAGGATTTGCAGGTCCTGCTCGACCAGTTGGACCCGTTAATCCTCGAACTCCTGTAGGACCCGTCAATCCCTGAAATCCTGTTTGACCTGTCGCCCCGATTGACCCAGTTGGTCCAGTTAATCCTGTAAAACCTGGAGAACCAGTGAATCCTGTAAATCCAATATCTCCAGTTCTTCCCTGTGCACCAGTACTACCAGTAATACCAGTTGCACCAGTAAACCCTTGTTGGCCGGTTCTACCGATTGGGCCAGTTGCCCCTGTAAGACCAGGGATACCAGTCAACCCTGTAAAGCCTTGTATACCAGTTGTACCGATAGGTCCTGTAACTCCGTTCTGTCCTAGGACTATCTTCCAATCAGTTCCTAAAGCAATTACTGTGATAGCATTGACAATATTTATTCTATATTGCGTCTTATTATCTATAGTATCTCCACCAGTTGTCACGACGGTTAGAGTATTAGCAGAATTAAGATCCGATCTTGTAATTGTATATGTGGTTCCTTCACCTGTAATTAAGGGAAGGGTCATTGTAATATTAGATGAACCAGCATCTACTACATAATTTTGGAATCCCGGATCTAAAACGGTATTTGTATTTACTATTATAATCATGGATTAATCTACTCTTATATATTTATAACAATATTTTTGCTAAGCTATTTTATTCACGAATATTATTTACTTAGATACAAACAAAAAATTTGCTTATTCTTGCAACTATAATATGAAACATATATTCTATTATTCTATTTATCTGTTATTGTAATAGGTAATAACGATACTTTCAATATTAGCTGTTAAAAGTTTAGACCCATTCGTCTTAACATTAATCTCAAAGACACTATCAAGGATTGGAAGATTTTCAATTAAACCAAGATCATTTAAATCTCTTTCAGTATTGTTTAACTGCTTTTCAGCAATTACTTCAGAATTTTTCAAATCATAAACTTGAACTGTGTAGTGATTCAATCCAGGACTCATATAACTAGTAACTTCTATATGAGTAATCTTCCAGTTAGATTGGAAAGGAATACTTGCAACAACTTTATAGACGGACGATTTAACACTAGCTAATGGGTATATAACAATAACTTTATCACCGCGAAAAACTCTATTATCTCGTAATCTTAAGATATCTTCTATAATATGGGCAGATTCAGAAGAGAGAGGATTACTAAAAGTAAACGCTAATGACCCACCTCTATTCTCAGTGTTTAATCTAGTGTTATCTAATACTTGTGCATCAATATCATCGTTTACAAGAGTTACATTATCATTAGTAGCAAATCCTAGACTTACAGAATAACTATATTCACTCATTTTATTCCTTTATATATGTATCATAGAGATTTTTGGTCGAAAATAAACAATAACAATTAATAATTGTAATTAATAATTGTTTTCTTTTGATTTATTCATAAGGGCTAACAATTCATGTTTTACCAGGGAATTTGCATATACTGAGAGATTACATCGATAACTGGTTGACCTGCAGATCCTCTAGTGACAGCAATTTGGGGGATTAATATAGTCGTCGCAGTTGGCAAAGTTACATTATTAACTGCAAATGTGGTAGTAAAGGTGAAGGCCGTATTTAATCTTGAAAAAGTTACGGTTAAGTTGCCTCCACCAGGCGGAGAGAAGAAGGTCGCTCTCCAAATATCTGTACTATTAACTGGAAAATTGGCTCCTAATGTTGTTGAGTTTGCTCCACCAGCACCATCATTTCTTTGTATGGTCCAGTTTGCTCCAGCAGTACCTCTAAAAGCAATGAAATTCGTTGTAAAATTATTTACAGCTGCAACTAAACCTACGGTAAAGATGCTAGCAGTCTGAGTAGTACCTGCAATAGTGGCAGCATAGTAGAATCCACCATATCCTGCCGTACCTCTAAAACATAAGCCAGCGTTATGAGTAGTTCCCGCTATATTACCAGCAACGTTCGTTGTTTGATATCCAATCCTACGAATACTAGTCTTAAGATTCGTAGTAGCAACGTTATAGGTTACTACCGTACCAGTAGTAACATTATTAAACACTAATAGATTGACAGAGGTTCCATTACCATTCGCCTCCCAGACCATGATTTTGTTCGTATAAAGAAGATTCGATCCCGATCCAGTTAGACCTGTAAGACCGAAAGATCCAGTTAGACCCGTTAATCCAGTAAAACCGCGGACACCTGTAAGACCAGTTGCACCTGGATCACCTTGTATTCCAGTAAGACCAGTCTGACCCAGAAAACCAGTACCTCCTCGTAACCCAGTAAAACCAGTTAATCCTGTAAATCCTTGCAATCCAGTAAAACCTGTTATACCTCTTAGACCCGTAAAACCAGTTAATCCCTGAAAACCAGTCTCTCCTCTAAACCCAGTTACACCCAAGGCTCCAGTAATTCCTGGAACACCAGTTAGACCAGTAACTCCAGGAATTCCAGTTGCTCCAGTTAAACCGCGTGGACCAGTTGGCCCAGTCAAACCAGTTAGACCATTCTGTTTAATAACTGCGATCCAATTAGTGCCAAGAGCAATAAAATTAACTGCATTGCTGATAAAGAGGTTATGAGAGAGTTGTAGATCTATAGTATCTGCTCCAGAAGGAACTATAGTAACAGTGTTTAGATTGTTAAGATCGGTTCTTGTAATAGTATAAGATGTTCCTTCACCAGTAATTAAAGGAAGGGTAAGAGTTATATTAGAAGAACTAGCATCTACAACATAATTTTGAAAACCTGGATCTAAAGTTGTATTTGAATTAACTACTATTATCATATCGATATATATTATTAAAGCAATAAATTATTTTTTATGTAAAATCGATATATTTATTATTAAAGCTAAAGTATTTTAAAATTGAGTTCTTATATAAAGTCTACTCATAGCTCCATCAGCTCCCGCAGGAGCTAAAACGTTGGCACTACTAAAAGACATTGTTGGAACTAATAGTGTCGTAGATGAGGGTATATTAGTGTTTATCGTATTTGAATAAGTTGCAAGATCGGTTGGATAAGCAAGATAGACTAAGGTACAATCAACATCTGCTGCATTTGGTAAACAAGATATTATCACACGAAACATAACATCGATTGTAAGAAGCTCATCGAATGGAGCTGGTAAAGCAACCTTAGTTGCTGCACCAGCACCATCGTTATGCATTAATTGCATACCTGTATCGGTTGAATCGAACCCAAAACCTATAATATTTAAGAGTGTTGAAGGGTTCGTTCCTGCTGCTATAGTAGCATTAGCGGTTAAACCTATTATAGATCTTCTACCACTTCTTACTTCATTCAAATATGCATACGTAAAAGATAGATAGAAACCACCTAATCCAGTAGCATTTCCTCTCCAAAATTGTGTGGCACCGCCATTACTTGTATTTATTACAATTTGGTTTATGTTTGCAGTGGTTTGAAATGTTCTCCTACAAATTGTTTCTGGATAAGGTCCAAAAGGTGCAACATCTGTGAATGAACCACCAACATCACCAGTTACCGTCCTGTTAAGCCCCAATTGATCTTGTGCACCAACAGTATTACCATAATACTCTAAGTTCCACATACCAACCTTTGAATTATCAAACCAATCACCTTCCATCGGACCCTCAATTCCCTGTGCGCCAGTATCACCCGTCCTTCCATAAGCCCCTGTAAATCCCCTCTCACCAGTAAACCCAGTAAATCCGACAAAACCGGTTACTCCCTGTATTCCTTGTAAGCCAGTCGATCCTGTAAATCCAGGATGTCCAGTAGCTCCTAAAAATCCTGTCGGACCACGTACACCAGTCGGACCTGTAAATCCAGGAATTCCCTGATTACCTGTTAAGCCAGTAAACCCGATAAGACCTGTAAAGCCAAGGGGACCTGTAAGACCTGTAAGGCCTGTATAGCCAGTAAGACCTGTAAAACCGGGTAGGCCAGTTGCACCTCTGATTCCTTGCGGTCCGGTGCTGCCAACTGGACCAGTAAGACCGCTTTGTGGCATTACGACGATCCAATCATTGCCTAATGCAATTATAATTATCGACCATTTACTCAAATTTCCATTACCAAGGTCTATAAAAGGCATGATATAAGATGAAGAGTTATTGATAGTATTTCCGCCACTGGGATTTACTGTAACTGTATTTGCAGCTGATAGATCATTTCTTGTAATGGTAAAAGTAGTACCTTCACCAGTAATTACGGGTAATGTAAGAGTAACATTAGAAGAGCTGGCATCGACAACATAATTGCGATATCCAGAATCTAAAGTTGTATTTGAATTAACTAGAATAATCATTATTATAATTTAAAGCAATATTTTTAATATAAACAGATATCTGTTTATATTAAAAATAATAAAGTAATCACCGTATGACGATCACTAATCCTTTAATAAATTGAAAGCTACAGTTTACAGTTATTTACTTAAATAATCTGAACACTAACGGCACCTCTAGAGGCAACGGGTGCACCAGTCCTAGTATGTAAAAGCGCGATTCTATCGAATTGTACGACAGATACCGTATTTACTGCATCTGTACCAGTAGTTGCAGCTCCAGTGATTGTTACAGTTAGAGCAGTATTAGCTCCGTTTAATCTAAGGGTGAAGGTACGTGTAGTTGCTCCACCAGGTGCATTATTAAGTCTTACAGTTAAGTTGCTAATAGTCGAAGCTTTAGTAATTACAATTTCAGTATTATCTTCATTGGTATCCTGATCACCATATAATAAAAAGTTATTCTGTCCTAGATTAGCACCACTATTCCAATATGCGAACATACCTCCCTGTCCATCTGGTCCAGTTATACCAGTTAAACCTTGGGGGCCTTGTGGACCAGTAGCACCAGTAAAACCTGTTATACCTCTGATACCCTGAGGGCCTTGAGGGCCAGTAGCACCAGTAAAACCAGTGAGACCAGGAATGCCTTGGGGACCTTGTGGGCCAGTAGCACCAGTAAAACCAGTGAGACCAGGAATACCTTGAGGACCAGTTGCACCTGTAAAGCCAGTAAGACCAGGGATACCTTGTGGACCAGTTGCACCTGTAAAACCGGTTATGCCTCTAATACCTTGGGCACCCTGAGGGCCTATCGGTCCTGTTTCACCAGTAGCTCCAGTAAAACCAGTAATACCTCTAATGCCTTGAGGCCCTTGGGGTCCAGTTGCACCTGTAAAACCAGTGAGACCAGGAATGCCTTGAGCTCCTTGAGGACCTTGTGGACCAGTTGCGCCTGTAAAACCAGTAAGACCTGGTATACCCTGAGCACCTTGTGGGCCTTGTGGACCAGTTGCTCCTGTAAACCCTGTTATGCCTCTAATACCTTGAGGACCTTGAGAGCCTTGAGCGCCTTGAGCACCTGTAGCGCCTGTAAAACCTGTTAGACCAGGAATGCCTTGTGCGCCTTGTGCACCTTGGGGACCTTGTGCGCCTGTAGCACCTGTAAAGCCAGTAAGACCGGGTATACCTTGAGCGCCTTGAGCGCCTTGAGCGCCTTGAGCTCCTTGAGCACCTTGTGCGCCTGTAGCGCCTGTAAAGCCAGTAAGACCAGGTATACCTTGTGCGCCTTGAGCACCTTGTGCGCCTTGAGGACCTTGTGCGCCTTGAGCGCCAGTTGCTCCTGTAAAGCCCGTTATGCCTCTAATACCTTGAGCGCCCTGTGGACCTTGAGCGCCCTGAGCCCCTTGTGAACCTTGTGGACCTTGAGCACCCTGAGCACCAGTTGCACCTGTAAAACCAGTAAGACCAGGTATACCCTGAGCTCCTTGAGCACCCTGAGCACCCTGAGCCCCCTGAGCACCCTGAGCACCCTGAGCACCCTGAGCTCCTTGAGCACCAGTTGCGCCTGTAAAACCAGTAAGACCGGGTATACCCTGAGGACCTTGAGCGCCTTGAGGACCTTGAGCGCCTTGAGGACCCTGAGCACCTTGTGGGCCTTGTGGACCAGTTGCACCTGTAAAACCAGTAAGACCAGGTATACCCTGAGCACCCTGAGCACCCTGAGCACCCTGAGCTCCTTGTGGACCTTGAGCACCAGTTGCACCTGTAAAACCAGTAAGACCAGGTATACCCTGAGCTCCTTGAGCACCTTGTGGACCTTGAGCACCCTGAGCTCCTTGAGCACCCTGAGCACCTTGAGCACCTGTAGCTCCTGTAAAACCTGTTAGACCAGGAATACCTTGAGCACCTTGAGCACCCTGAGCACCTTGAGCACCCTGAGCACCTTGAGCACCTTGAGCACCTTGTGGACCTTGAGCACCTTGAGCACCTTGTGGACCTTGAGCACCTTGTGGACCTTGAGCACCTGTAGCGCCTGTAAAACCTGTTAGACCAGGAATACCTTGAGCACCTTGTGCACCTTGAGCACCCTGAGCACCTTGAGCACCTTGAGCACCTTGAGCACCTTGTGGACCTTGAGCACCCTGAGCACCTTGAGCACCTGTAGCGCCTGTAAAACCTGTTAGACCAGGAATACCTTGAGCACCTTGTGCACCTTGAGCACCCTGAGCACCTTGAGCACCTTGTGGACCTTGAGCACCTTGAGCACCTGTAGCGCCTGTAAAACCTGTTAGACCAGGAATACCTTGAGCACCTTGTGCACCTTGTGCACCTTGAGCACCTTGTGGACCTTGAGCACCTTGAGCACCTTGAGCACCTTGAGCACCCTGAGCACCAGTTGCACCTGTAAAACCTGTTAGACCAGGAATACCTTGAGCACCTTGTGCACCTTGAGCACCTTGTGGACCTTGAGCACCTTGAGCACCTTGGGGACCTTGTGCGCCAGTTGCACCTGTAAATCCAGTAAGACCAGGAATGCCTTGAGCGCCTTGAGCACCTTGAGCACCTTGAGCGCCTTGTGCTCCTTGTGCTCCTTGTGCTCCTTGTGCTCCTTGTGCTCCTTGTGCTCCTGTAGCGCCTGTAAAACCTGTAAAACCTTGAACTCCTTGCGGGCCTTGTGCGCCTTGCGGCCCTTGTACACCTTGTGCGCCAGTAGCGCCTTGTGAACCAGTTGGTCCTAAATAATTTATACAAACTGATCCGATTGGTCCAGTTGGTCCAGTAATTCCTGACATTTAATTATATATATAATTTTAATAGATATTTAATGTGTGTATTTAACTTATAATAGAAAATAAAAAAAGACTTTATTATTCTTTAACTCATTTATTTTATGTCGCGGTATATATATTATAGTTAAAAATTGATATAAAAATTTCACGGAGTGTTTCGGCATATACCTACATTGAAATGCTTAGAATAGATCAGGAAGATAAAAGAATATCTTTTGATCTAAGAACGGAGCTACAAGATATACAGGTTGCCGCCCGAGAATGGTTATTAAAGCGTGAAACCACATTATATAATGGAGTCCTATATGGCGGATTTTTTTGTGATCCACCTGGCATGGGTAAAACCTTAAGTCTTATATCAACGGTTCAAAAAAATCCAGGTCCTATCTATGATTTAATGTCGAGAAATCCCTCTATAACCCTCGTTGTCTGTCCTCCACTCGTCATTAACGTCTGGGCAAATCAAATACGACAACATACTAATCTTTCTGACAGATCAGTAATGATCTATCATGGTCAGAATCGCCACAATTTAGATTTTAATAAAGATACTTTATTCGTAATTACAAGCTATTATATAGTAAGGAATGAATTTGACTCTTTAATGAATGAAGAAGCAATAGATCATGAACCAGATGAATATATGGATGAACCAGGATTCAAGGAAGAATCCCTCTTTAATCATAATTTCTACAGAATCATACTTGATGAAAGCCATCTAGCCAAGAATTATAAGGGAAAACTAAGTATCTCATTATCATATTTGCGATCGAAAATTAAGTGGATCGTAACAGCTACCCCAAGAATTAACAATTTAGATGATGATTTTTCGTATTATAGATTCTTACGGTTATATACGAGTCGAACGACTTGGAGAATGATAGTGCCTAATACGACTAGCCATTTTTCAGAGGAAAAATTAGAGAAATTAAATCGATGCTCATCTTTAATGAAAAGAATACAATCAGAAATCTGCTTAATAAGAGATAAATCATTACTGAATCTTCCAGAAAAAACCGAAGAATATCTTACACTTAAGTTTACACCAGAAGAACAACTCTTCTATGATTCACTCCAAATCTATGCTCTTTCAAGAGTAAACTTATTGGAACAGGCCATCCAAAATGAAACATTCGCGCAATACGCAAAAGCACTTAAAAAGAATGTCCTTAGCCTAATTTATCGTCTAAAATTAGCAACAACGAACTGTATGTTCGTTCTTGATTGTATGCCACGATTAAAAGGAGTAAAGAACCTACAAGAAGCAAAAGCAGTATTGGATTTCTATAACAAAAGTATTAACCGAAAGGAAGAATGTGCAGTATGTCTAGACCAAGAAGCAGACCATATTTCAGTATGTGGTCATAAACTATGCATATCATGTTGGGATAAAACACTAAAAAAACAACTGTCTTGCCCATTCTGTCGTCATCAAGTTCTATCGGTAAGACCAGTTGCAGAGGCCAAGGCCAGATCAGTTAAAGTAAAAGAAGAATCAGTTAATTTTGGTCTACAAGAAAAGAGCAGTAAATTAAACCATCTACTATATTTATTAGATAAGCATATTAATGGTAATAAAGAGAATGTTGTGATTGTATCGCAGAGCATCTTAACCTTAAATTACGTACAAAAACATGTTGACGGGATGTACCCTAACTCTGCAGTAAGAATCGATGGTTCATGCTCATTAGAGGATAGAAATAAAAGCATCGACCTTTTCCAGAAAGACCCAAGAATTAAGATTATGTATTATAGTTTAACATGCAATCCTGAAGGAATTACCCTTATTAGAGGAACCGTCTTAATTCATATGGATCAATGGTGGAATAAAACAGGTAAAGTATCACAGATTAATGACCGCATTCACCGTATCGGACAGAATAAAAAAACGAAGATCTACTATTTATGTATGGACAGGACGATCGAAACAAACATCTTCAAGCTACAAGTACGTAAAGAGAACATAATTAACTACAGATTCGAAGGACAAGACATAAAACCTAGTCTTTTAAACCACGATTTCGACGCAGAAGCTAATCCATTCAATGCTGCAAATGCTTTTAATGTAGTTAATGTATCAAGTCCAAATGCATTAAACCAAGATAATGCTGATGATAATGCTAATTCTGATGCTGATGCTGATTCCGATGATGTTGATTCCGATGATGCTGATGCTGATTCTGATGCTGATTCTGATAATGACGTATTAATAAACCAATAAATCAATATATTAGCCAAATAAAATTAAATCATAAACAAATCCTTACTTTGCCTCTTACCTTTACATTAAAAAATAAAAAGTAATTGGTGCTATGATGATGGTACCATTAACAGAAATGAAAGATTATTATTTAAGACACAAGAAGATACATTAAAGAAAAGATAATGGGTAAACGAAAATAAAATTGGGTAAAAATAGGTAAATGAAATAGAGTAGTGGTTAATAAATAGGGAAAATGAAGTATGGTAAATTAATAATGTTGCAAATAATAGTGATTAGTTAAAAAAATGATCAGGTCTAATCTTATCTATTTACTTGATATTATTTATGCAAGTACAGAAAGTAACGGGAGATTGGTTAATTACAAACCTTAATGAATGGATTATCACTGAAAACAATGATGTATTTTTAAAATATTATTTTACAATTTTTAATATCAGTAAATGTGCTATGAATACGAACTCATCTGATGTTACAATCAATATTACAGAATCTACCCAGAAACTCAACCTTATTAAAATCTTCTACTTCGATAATCAAACAATATATATTCACTTATTTAACCCAAATAACGAATTAATTGCTTCTTTCAAATTAGCAGACAACTATAAAAAGAGAATACTAGATTTCAACCCATTTAGTGCAGAAATTGAGATAACAAAAGATAAACTTAATTTTGCAACTCATGGATGGTCTTTAATCTTTAAAGATTCAAACGGAGCTAATAGTGAAAGTTGCAAATTTAACATTAAAATGAACGATATTTTAATAGGTACTAATTCTTCATTTATTGGAATAGACTTATCTAAGCTTGATATTATAATTGACATGATTACATTTACAAAGTTAGAGTTTAAAGACTGTTTAAACTTTACTCTTTCTAACAATAATAATCTAAATCTGTCTTTTTGGAAGGAAATAATAGATACTAATGATAGTTGCTGAATCTAAGGCTATATGTTCGAAAAAACTTAATCTATATTTTGCCTCTATTATAGATCTTCTCTTATTAAAAGAACTTTGATTACAGGTGATAATTAAAACACTCGAAAAATAGAGGTTTGCAACTTCTTTTAAAGTATTAATAGTTATTTTTGATAAGTTTATTATTAAATCATTAACACTAAAATTACTTACGGAGGAGTTATTAACTTTAGTAAAATTACTTACGGAGGAGTTATTAACTTTAGTGAAATTACTTACGGAGGAGTTATTAACTTTAGTGAAATTCTCTCTTATAGTAAATGTATTATAGTCAACAAGCATAAGATTAAATGCATCTAAGCTAAGATAATTAGATAAATTCTTCTTTGCAACTGCTATTATATCGTTACTATTAGAAAAACCATTGAAAGTTTTATATTTATCTTTTAATAATAAAAAATATAAATAGAACTCACCGCCAATACCATATATGGTATTAGCTTTTAAACATTTAGGTTCTTTATTTGTTTTATTATAAATAAAAATATTATTTATATTGTAAATATTATTTATATTGTAAATATTATTAATAATATTTATAATCTTTTTATATGATTTAAGATAGGTCTGCTGAAATGTGTTTATCTTTCGATAAATAACAAGATTATTAATAATTGTTGGTATATAAACAGCTTTTTCTGAACAGATTTGTACTACTCTTTCATTATAAATGTTATAAATTAAACATTTAGAATTTTTAGAATCTTTATAAAGGATGTATGAACTTGAGAAAGCCCATGCTTTACCAGATTCACACCATTTGTCATTACTATCGAGAAATTGAAATAAAGGTGGATAAAGCAATCTTTCAGCCCTACTCTTGGATAAGAAAGGCAAATCAACCTTATACATACTTTTACTACAAGAGATAGTATATTAAATTAAAATAAATTCAATTTATATTTAAAATTGATAATTTAATTATATTTTAGCTTTATCTTAACAAATGACTGAATATGTGTCATTAGGTGGTTCATGTGCAACAGCTTTTAACATAAGAAAGTTTGCTAGTACACATACTTCATATCCATTTGATTGGGCCAAGATTTCCATAAATCAGCTAAATGCTGTCTTATCGAATGATTTCAAGGATTATGAAAATCTTGTGGTAAAAAAATTTAGTATAAACCATCCTTTAATTATTACCGATAATAATGATAATGATATTATCAGTAGTGAAGGCAGTTTAATCCTAACTAATTCTTATGGAATATCATTTGCTCATACAATCTTAGAAAGAGATAAACTTGAGAATTTTATAGATAATATAAAAAAGAAAAGAATTAAAGCATTTAGGGACTTAAATAAAAGATCAGAGGTAATTTTTGTCAGGTTAGAGACAGGTAAATTAAATAGTAAATATAATGACAGATTAATGCTTTTATTAGATAATCTTCAACTATTTTTCAGTAAGAGCTTTAAACTCTTACTAATCGTTCACGAAATTAATAAAGACTTAATTAATATCAATAATCTTATTAATAATAATAATAATAATATCGATTTACATTTCTTTAGCGAATTTAGTAGCGACTGGAAATACCCTTTTATTAACTGGGAATCAATTTTAGCTAATAACTGCTGACTTCAGTTGCGACTGTCCCCCTTGTGTTAATCAATAAAGTAATTAAAAAATAGAAACTTTGTAAAATAAAGAAACTTTTGTAAAAATAATTTACGAAGGAATTATTAAACTAAAGAGACTTTTCAGAAAAAAAATGAATGGGTCTTTGTGTGTGTTGTAATAAATAAAAATAAATAAATAAATAAATTATGAATAATACCACATTTCCGCACAATTGGAAAGAATTGGTAAGAGCTGGACCACCAATATTTCAGTTATATCTACAATATTTATATGATGGTCAGGTTAGATATGGTCCTAACACTATCGTATTTATGCAGGTAGGTATGTTTCATGAAATGTATGGTGTAGAGAATGAATTAATGCATGTTGGCTTGGTGTCACAACTCTCTCATAGTTTAAATATTCAAATGACAAGGAGGAAGAAGAAGATAAAAGAGAATTCACCAAGAAACTATTTAATGGCTGGGTTTCCATCAGTTCATTTAGATCGATATATTAATACCATGGTTAGTGATAATTGGACGGTCATCGTCGTCGATCAAATAGAAACATTAAAAGAATTAGAGAAAAAAACGATCAGTTTACAGCAGAACCCTGGTTTTATGGGTTTGACGGATCTTTTTAAAACTGCTTCGACAATAGAGGAGGAAGATGATGAAGACGAGGATGATGATGAAGATGAAAATGCTGAGGAACAAACAGATAGAGATAATGATAAAGATAAAGATAAGAATACTGCTGCTAAAAAAGGTAAGAAGAATGTTAAAAATGTTACAAATGTTACAAAGAATAAGAATAAGAATAAAAAGACGGTTAGTCGTTATATAGCACAAGTTTGTAGTCCCTCAACATTTGTTGATAAGACTATGAAAGATGAAAATAATTTTTTGGTAAGTGTTTTTTTGCAGGAAGATAAACTTTCTAAATCATCTGCAAACAGAAAACTTAGTGTAACTACTTTAAACGAAATGACATTACTCTCGGCTGGATGTTCTGCTATAGACCTTACAACTGGTGAAAATTTTAGCTATGAGATCTATAGTAATATAGAGGATGAAGGCTTAGCAATAGATGAAGTTTATCGCTTTTTGTGTACATTTCAACCAAGAGAGATTATTATTAATAGTGAAAACTTGAAAAAATATAATGAAGAAATGCTAACATCTAAATTGGACTTGCACAATATTCCACATCACATAAAATTAAATCAGGTAAGAAATGATTTTAAAAAGATTAGTTACCAGAACTCTGTATTACAGAAATGCTTTCCTGATCATGGAAGTCTAACCCCTTTAGAATTTTTGGATATGGAAGTAAAAGGATTAGCAGCTTTATCTTATGTATTAATGTTACAATATGCCTATGAACACAATGAAAGACTTATTAATAATCTTCCGAGACCTAAAATTTTAGATACTTATGCCTTAAATAAAAGACCAAAAAACCTAATCCTCTCAAATAATACTATAAATCAATTAAATTTAATACCTGAAATGGGATCGACTAATAACAACAATAGTATTACTAAGGTATTTAGATCTGTTTTTACGATTATAAATAAAACATCGACTGCGATGGGATCGCGTCTTTTAAGACATAGATTTTTAACACCAATTACAGATCCAGATGCATTAGAAGAACATTATTCTCGGATAGAGGCATTGCGACAGACCATACATTTATCAACGGATAGCTCTAAGAACTCTACAAGTGTTATTTGGAAGGAATTAGAGAAACATTTAAAAATAAAAGATGTTGAAAGAATTAATCGCAAAATAAGTTTAAAGACGATTCAGCCATTAGAGTGGATTGAACTAGATCAGGATTTAATTAAGGTTAATCAGTTATTAAATGTAATTAAAGTAGCAGCGAAAGAAGCAGTTGTATTAGATAAGTTTATGAAAGAGAAAGAGGATGTTATTAAAAATTTGGTAGAGATGCAAGATTATTATAAGAATGTCTTGGATTTAGACCAGGCTGCTAAATATACTTTATCAGATGTTGAAGATAACTTTTTTAAAACAAATTTTGATAGTGAATTAGATAGTATTAGCTTTAAAATAAAACACTATGAACAGTTCTTTAAAACTCTTACAAGGAGTCTAAGTAATATAATAACACCTGGTTCAGATTATATAACTCTTAAAAGAGGAGATGGTGGTTTTTATTTAATGGTTACAAAGACGAGATTTGCTGTTTTAAAAACTAAATTTCAGGATCCGATAAATTTTAGCATTGATACTACCAATTATACTATAGATCCAAAAGAATTAGTAGAGACACCTGTATCGAAAAAGAGTTCGAATCTTAATGTACAGAATGAGACTTTAACCAAGATGTCGTTAGAATTGGCAGTATTACATGAGGAGTTAAGAGCCCGAGTAATCGAAAAATATTATAGTTTCTTGGAGGATTTTTCAAAGAAATTTGGTAAAGTCTTAACACATATCTCTTTAATTATAGCCAGAATCGATGTGTTAAAGAGTATTGCAAAAGTTGCTGATGAATATAACTATTGCAAGCCTGAGATAATTAAGAGCGAAACTGATGATTCATTTATAGTGGCAAGGTCGATGCGTCATCCAATTATTGAAAGGATTAACCAGACTGTAAAATATGTTCCCCATTCGATCTGTCTAGGAAAAGTACCTAAGGCTATCTTATCGCATGATTCAAAAGATTTGCCTAAGGCTATCTTATCGCATGATTCAAAAGATTTGCCTAAGGCTATCTTATCGCATGATTCAAAAGATTTGCCTAAAGCTATCTTATCGCATGATTCAAAAGAAAACAGAGAAGAATTAAATGTACAAGATGGAATGCTTATTTTCGGACTTAACTGCTCAGGTAAGAGCAGTTTAATGAAATCTGTGGGTATTAATCTTATCCTAGCACAAGCAGGTTTCTATGTTGCAGCAACATCATTTAAGTTTTATCCATATAGTCAGATATTGACTCGTATAATCTCAGAGGATAATCTTTTCAAAGGACAGAGCACTTTCGAAGTTGAAATGACAGAACTTCGTGGAATTTTAAGTAGAGCCAAGAATAGTCAATGTCTTGTACTAGGTGATGAATTAACACATGGTTCCGAAACTACCTCAGGATTAGCTATTGTTGCAGCAGCGACAATAACTCTTGCTAGGTCTGGTGTGAGTTTTATATTTACATCTCATTTGCATGCATTAAGTTCGATGCCTCGTATTAAGGAGTTACCAAATGTGCGTAGTTATCATTTACGTGTTATATATGATGAAGCTAAGGATATATTAATATATGATAGAACTCTTAACGAGGGGTCTGGACAGGCTATTTATGGTTTAGAGGTTTTACGTTCATTGCATATAAACCAGGAGTTTTTAGGATTAGCGCATGAAATAAGACGTGAAATTATGGAAGTTCCTAGTAATATAATTGCAATTAGGCAGTCAAAGTATAATAGCGATTTATACATGAATGAGTGTCAGATATGTAAGGGGTTAGCAGAGGATACTCATCACATCTCAGAACAATGTAAGGCGAATGAAAAAGGTTTTATAGATCATTATCATAAAAATGTGTTATCAAATTTGGTAGTCTTATGTAAGAAGTGCCATTTAGCAGCACATGGAAAATCAGCTGATAACAAGAATTTAAAGATTAATGGTTGGTTAGAGACGAGTAATGGAATTAAGTTGGATTATACATGGCTCTAAACTTAATTAAGCACAGCTCTTTCTCCCTAAATAACCATTAATTAAAATCCCTCTATAAATCTAATATCTGAGAAATTAAGATATTGTTATATAATAGGTATGCGGAATAATAATAATAATAAAAATAAAATTACTACTAAAAAAAAGGATAATGATTTACAAGATTACTATTTGTTGCAGGAAATGGGAAAGATGGATGGTTTAGATTTAGTAGAGCTATTAAAGCAAATAAAGTATTTGACTCAGACTAATAATATAAATATAAATGATAATAGGAATAATTATCAGATTGGTGGAAATGGAAATAGAAATAAAGTAACTGAAGCTAAGAAAAATACGGAAATAAAATTAATAACAGATGATAAAAAGTTAGTTAATAAAAAGTTAGTTAATAAAAAGTTAGTTAAGACTGCTAATCTTAATGATTTAAAGGAGCAGCCATTGGAGTTTCTTACTTTGGAAAGATTTTTAGCATATTTTCCTAGTCTTAAAATGAGTAAACCAGAATTTGCTAAGAAATTTACGGTTAGTTATAAAACACCAATCTCATTATTCGAGATATATTCAAATATACCTGAAAATCAAAAGTCGGTTATTAAGAGTAAGGATGATGTTAGATGGAGGAAAAAGGAGGAGGTTATCGATTATTTTTATGATATTGTGATAAAGAATCGTCATAAATATTTAACGCATTTTTATAATAGCTTTTTTGAGTTTAAAGACCCAATGGAGCTTTCATGGAAAGATGGCCCAGAGATTAACGTAATTTCAACCAATAGTGATAAAAAGAATGGATTAAACTTAAGTAAAGATGAAGAGCATAATGCTATAAGTATGCAAAAGAATGATGCAAGCAGAAGATTAATACGCAATCTCTTCTATAAAGATATCTTGGATTATACAAGGATTACAAATTCAGTAAAATCGAAGGTTAGTTTCTGGCAAACATTCGATAATCTTTATAATAAACTTATATTAGAGGATAGATTGTTCGCACCATCGAGTATAGATCTTTTCTTAAAGAATAAAAGAGGTGACGAAAAAGCAGCAGATGATAAGGAAGTTAATTATGTAACTATGTATTATTTAATTCAGAATTATCAGCCTAAAGCTAGCATATTAAACCCATATACAATCTATTATATAATAGATAGATTATTGCCAGGTACGAAAAACTTGTTTACACCTGTATTAAGTTGGGGATCATATTTAATGGCCTTCATGCACTTACCATATACAAAGAATTATGTGGGTGTCGATGTAATTCCGAGAGTGTGTAAGAAGGTGGAATTTATGGCTGATTGGTATAAAAAGAATTATAAGGAGGTAAAGGATAAGACGGTCGATATATATTGTCAGCCAAGTGAGACCCTCTTAAATGATAAAGAGTTTTTAAGGAAATATACGAATTTTTTCGACTCAGTCTTAATGTGCCCGCCATATTTTGATATGGAAATATATGAGGGAGAGAGTCAGAGTGTTAACTTATATCCTAACTATAATGAATGGTTAAAAAATTATTGGGAAGATACAGTTAAATTATGCAAGAAAACACTAAAGCCTGGCAGATACTTTGCATACATAATTAATGATTACTATGATTTAAATAAGAATTTTTACCCCTTAACGGAAGATCTAGCTAAGATTAGCAGTAAATATTTTAAACTACTGAACATCTATACATTATATAATCGTACATCACCCTTAAGAGCAAACCATAAAGATAGATCCGAAAAACTATACATCTTCAAATAGTAGCCCTTTTTTGAAACTGAAGAGACTAAAGAGACAAAAAAACCCCCTGAATTTTTATTGTTTTTATTTTTTTTGTCTTTTTTTAGATTTTCAAGTTTTGCGATTAAATTTACGATTAACTCACGATTAATTAATCGTAAATTTAATAATTTATAAAAAGCGAAGGTAGATACCTTGCTTTAAAATAATAATCTTGAATTTACTTTTATATATAAAATGGTTAATTTATTCTGTAAGATTTTCATTCCACAAAAATGATAAATAATAAACCAAATTGTAATTAAGTATTACTATTAATATATATTACTATTAATGACGGAAACTAAATACAATAGTACAATTTTTAGTAGAAATATATATTTTACATTAGAAGAATGGGATGATTTTATAAGAGATATTCAAAATGGATGTAGATTTAAAATATCAGCAGTTAGATCCAACTCAGATAAACTGCTTAACCAATCATTGTGCAAAAAAGATGACAAAGTAATATTTAGAAGCTATAGCGATAAGCTATATCGTTATTTCATTGTATCGAATGATGACAGAAGGAGAATTGTTCGATTTTTATTTAATCATTCTTGAACTCTTTATCTTTTATTTCTACTTTAAGTTCTTTATTATCTTGTTTAGTTTCTTTTTCAGACTTACTAACAAATTTTTTATCATTAGATAAAATAGCTTTAGCGAACTCTTCTTCGGCATTCTCATATATTTTCCCATAAACTGGAAAATGCAGAATCATCTGACGTAATTCATCTAGTTCTTCTTTAATATTCTTATCTAATAAAAGATCTTGAATCTTCTTGTATTCCTGCATAGCCTTTTCTTCTGTTGAATATATTATGTAAGTATATCCATCATCATTATCACCAACAAAATTTTCAATAAATATTATTTTTCTGAATAACTTTTTCTCTGCAGTCCTATCATAAACAGTTTGCAAATCAATTCTTAAATATTTTTCCAAATTCATTAAAGTTTTTTCATATGCATACCAGCGACCCATCTTATTCTTATTTTTTTTATACGTAATTAAAAAATAATAATAAATTATCAATTTATTTATATATCTTTTTTAAAAAAGGCTATAATTACACGAAAAATTTTTAAAGTCTCGTAATGACCATGTGCACACAAAATGCTTTTTAAAAAGAACAAATTCCCTTTCTTCTGTACATAATGCATATACTGGGGTTTTTTTCGTGGTTATTTTTTCATGAGGTAAGGTTCCAGCAAGAACTTCTCTATTATCGATCCATAATGGATGATCTTGTTTAATTATTAAACTATTATCAATCTTTATAAATTTATTATTCATACCAAATTTTATGTTGTGTAAGACGGGTACTATCCTGTTATCATTAGTTATTAACATATCTCCCTTACACACTTTTTGTATCTCTTTATCATATTTTTCATTATCTCTATTTATAGTGGTAACAAGAGTCTTACAATAAATAGACCCCATGCGTTTTCTTGAATAAATTACAGAATTTGTAGCTAATATCTCTGCATTACCTGATAGAACTACCGAATAACATTTTTCATTGTTGCTATTGCTATTGCTATTATTTAGTTCATCGGGACTAAATTTCCATTCAGCAAGTTCTTTCTTAAATATCCAAACAATACTATCGTCACTATTAATAGCAAGAGTCTTACCATCATATGAAAGGGAAACACACTTTCCAAATCCTTTAGCTATAATCTTTTTATCAGATGGTACTATTTTTAATTCTTCAATCCATTTATTCTTATCCTTCTTAAAGATCCAGACAGCCCCAACATTATTATTATCATTTGGACCACCAACCGCTAATACATTACCACAACTAGACAAACAAAGCGATGTTCCCTGTAAAGATTCACTAACTTTGCTAGTTAAAATAATTTCTTGACAATACTTATTCTTCTCTGTCTCTCTTTCCTTTTCCTCATCCTTTTCCTTATCCTTTTCCTTATCCTTATCCTTATCCTTATCCTTATCCTTATCCTTTTCCTTATCCTTATCCTTTTCCTTATCCTTATCCTTTTCCTTTTCCTTTTCCTTCTCATTCTTATTCTTAAAGATCCAAATTGCTCCCATACTATTATTACTACAAGGACCACCAACTGCTACGACTCTACCATCATATGATAGACTTAGTGAAAAACCAAATTCTGCAAGATTAGCCTTTTTATCATAACTACTTAATTTTATTATTTGAATCCATTCTTTTGTATCTATACTCTTTTTAAAGATCCATACAGCACCTAATGCTGATGTTGCCCTTAACTCTGACCCTAATTTTGAATCTAATCCTGAACCTAAGTCATAAGGCCCACCAACAGCCAATGTTAAACCATCCCCAGAAAGGGCAACAGAATATCCTTGTAAAGGTTGACCAGTAGAGTTACCAATTAACTTTGCATTTTCAGTCCATCTATCTTCTTTTACTCTACTAAAAATCCATGTAGCGCCTATACCACAATTATCCATAGAACCACCAACTGCTAAAGTGTTACCATTATAAGATAGTGATAGTGAATTTCCTTGATGTGAATCACCAATATTATTGGACCCTGTTAGGATACAGGAAAGAATCCATTTATTTCCATCTCTAATATAAATATGTGTTTCGCCAACTTTTACATTTTCTTTACTTTTTTCAGAATAACCTACGGCTAAGGTATTTCCATTTGCCGATAGACATAATGCCGAATGTTTATAGTCATTTAATTCAAATATTTTATCATATAAATTTGTCATCACAAAGGTATTAGTATTAAAGCTATTTTATGCTATAAATCAGCTTTATTAGTATATATTTAGAATAAAATTACTAAAGCTATTTTATTGCTGCACGAATTTGCTAAAGCGAATAAAATTTGATATAACTTTAATATTTACTCTTCTTTAATTAAAAAAGAAAACAACGAATGAATAAATCTTTATCTGAATATTTAATTTGTGATGCACCTGATGCATTATATGATGAATCTTTTCAATGTCCAATAGATCTACCTTATAAAATAGATGTCTTTCAACAGCAAGCTGCAAAAGCAATTCATAGTGAACATAATGTTCTGTTATCATGTGCAACAGGATCTGGCAAGACCGTACCATGCTTATTTGCAATTCATTACTATTTAAAGAAGAATAAGCGAGTGGTGTATACGAGTCCTGTAAAATCATTAAGTAACCAAAAATTTAAAGAATTCTCCGAAAAAATTCCAGATGTCGGAATAATGACTGGTGATATAAAATGTAATCCAGATGCACAATGTGTTATTATGACTACGGAAATTTTACGTAATATGCTTTATAAAGATAAAGCGACTACTACTGCTACGACTACTACTGCTACGACTACTACTGCTACGACTACTACTGCTACGACTACTACTGCGACTACTACTACTGCTACGACTACTGCTGCGACTACTGCTGCGACTACTACTACTGCTACGACTACTACTGCTACGACTACTGCTACGACTACTACTGCTACGACACTGAATAGTAGTAGTAATAATTATTTTGATACGGTAGAATGTGTAATTTTTGATGAAATACACTATATTAATGATAAAGATCGTGGTAAGATCTGGGAAGAATCCATTATTATGTTACCACCACACATTAAGATTCTCGGATGTTCTGGTACTATTAGTGAACCAGAAAAATTTGCTTCCTGGATTGGCGATATTAAAAAAATACCAATTCATTTAATTAAGACCTTAAAAAGACCTATACCTTTAAATCACTATGTTTATGTTGATAATATTGATAATATCTCTAATATTGATAATATCGTTAGCGATGATAAGGATGATAAGGATTCGAAGAAAGGTATGATTCAAATAATGAAAGAGGATACTTTTCTTTCAAAAAATTATAGTTTTGTATATGATGTATATCAGAAAAAATGTGTTGATCCATTAACGAAGAAAGTTACAGCAAAGGCTAAGAACATGAAATATGCAAAATCACAATCACCATACAATTTAAACACTTTCATAGACTTTTTAAAGAAGAACAGATATTTACCAAGTCTTATCTTCGTATTATCAAGACAGAGAGTAGAAGAATATGCAGCAGCCATTCAAGTATCTTTAATAGATCATGATGCAAAGAGCCAGATAGGCAAAGTTTTCGATTCATGTCTTTCAAAATTCGGTAATCAATATAAAAAGTTAAATCAATATAATCAGGTACGTGATCTTTTATTAAGAGGGATCGGTATACATCATTCAGGATTGATTCCAGTCTTAAAAGAGGCTGTTGAAATATTATTTAGTAAGAACTTGATAAAAGTCTTATTTGCAACAGAAACATTTGCGATTGGTGTTAATATGCCAACAAAGACGGTCGTCTTTACAGAATTTGTAAAACCAGATGCTAATAATGATGATAAAATAAATAATATTAATAATACACGCATTTTAAAGACTGATGAATATTTACAGATGAGTGGAAGAGCTGGTCGCCGCGGCTTAGATAGCACTGGAACGATTATTATCTTTCCAATAAAAGAGTTACCTAATTTAAATGAAATGAAAACCATGATGACTGGTAGTGTAACTAGTATAAACAGCAAATTCTGCCCGGGATATCAATTTATACTTAAATGTTTAGCGAATGAAAAGGATTTGTGGAACATTCTTGGTAATTCATTAAAGAAAAGACAAGATAAAGTAATAGAAGAAAGTTTGACTAAGGAAAAAGAAGTTAGGATTGCTGATTACGATAGATTAAAACTCTTAATAAAAGAAAAGTATGGTGAGGATATTCTCGAGCTGGCTAAAACCTATAATAAACTTTATCAAGAAACATTACCAAGAATGATTGGATCAATGGTATTAAAACCAGTTAAAGATAAGAATATTGATAATCAATTAACAGAGCTAAGTAAGAAAGTTACGAAAACTTGTTATAAAGAATATTTACAATTGCTAGAGCTAGAAGAATTAATAAAGATAAAGGATGATAAAGCATCAAGTGGTGAGGATTTAGATCCTATCTTTAATTTTCTATCCTATCTTGGTTATTTAATAACAGATGTAAATAATGAATGGAATAACACAGTTAAAGGTATTATTGCATCTGAGATTAATGATGCAAATTGTATATTGTTAACTGAAATGATTACAGAAAACTGTTTTGATACTCTAAGTGGACCTGAAATGTTAGGATTATTAGCTATTTTTATCGAAGAACCTGATAAAAATTCAGGACTTTCTTATGAAGAGAAAAAATATAATCTACCACCCAATCTTAAAGATGCAATTGATAAAGTTTTTGATATTCGTGATTATCTAGAAGAATTAGAAGAGAAAAAAGTTTTGAACTACAATATTTCATTAGATACTAATTGGTCGATATACCTAGATTTTGTAGAAATAGCCTATTTATGGGGTAATAATGCTTCTATTCATGAAATCTATGAAATAAGCAATATTTATGAAGGAAATTTAGTAAAGAATATGCTTCGTTTACAAAATATGGCCGAAAATATCATAGAAATATTTAAACTTCACGAAAAACATGATTTAGCAAACAAATTAGAAGAGACCAGCAAATCTATTATACGAGATATCGTAACAAATAACTCATTATATGTTTAACCTTAATAAAAATAGCTTTATCAATTAAAAATTGATATTATTTATTTATTTATCTCTTCTTACCTTATTTATCTTATCTTAAGAATGGGAAGTGAGGGAAGTAAGTGTAGAGCACCTGATTGCCAGAACAAACGTATAAATCATATTAGTTATTGTGCTAGTCATAAATGTTTATTTTCAGATTATCAATGCAGTGAAATAAGGGTTAGTGAAAATTATTGTAGGCAACATAAATGTGGTATATTTGGGTGTGAATCTAGAATTAGTGAAAAGCATTTTTATTGTGATATTCACATTTGTAGTATTATTACTTGCATTAAATCGAAGATGGAAGACGATGTTTACTGTGAAAAACATGAAAATCACCATTGTGTATTTCCAAATTGCTTTTTTCCAATCATAACAAATAAAAGAGCGAAACAAAAACAGGTCACATGTCCAACTCATACATGTAATATTGAAGATTGTTTTAGAATCTGCACAGATTCCTCAAGATTCTGCATTAGTCATAAGTGTAAGACTCTTGAATGTAATCAAATAGCAACTAAAAAACATGGATTTTGTAGACCACATAATGAACATGAATGTGATAAAACTAATGTATTATTTAATAAACATGCTCAGCATTTAATATAAATTTATTGACATTTTGTCAATAAATTTACCAAAGGTCATTTATCGAATGATTTAGAAAATTTATCTATTATACTTTGTAATTCACTAAAATGAACAATCCTCAAATAACTCTTTTATAATATCCATCATTTGTTGATTTTCGGAACCAAAACTTCCTAGTCTTCGACCATTTATTGGTTCTCTGTATTCATAAAGTCATAGTATAAAATGATAAAACTTATCGAAACATATTTTTAAAAGGCTAAAAAATTTGATTTTTTTTATTAATACATTTAAAAAGAGTTAATTACAATGATGAGCAGACAAAGTTTAGCACCTTTACCAATTTATACTACGAATAATGCTAATAATAATAATGGTATAGGAGAAATATTTACACATATTCAAAATGGGGTACAACCAGACTCCAATAATTATTTAGTAATTGAATTATTACATATAATTAACCAGATTCCAGCAGGATTAGGTTGGTTAGCTTGGTTAGGTAAATTTATCTGGCATTGTTGTATTGTTGCAAGTATTAACTTCTTAATTAAACATTTGGATTCAAAATCTTTTTTTAGAGCTTTTGAATCACTATTATTTTTTTCTTTTGAATTTTTACCATGTATTGGCTACAATGTAAAAAAATATAAGTTCGATATATTATGTGGATACAATACACATGACCAAAATTCAATATATCATGCAAAAGTTGCAAAATTCTTAAATATTAATGAAGCATACAATTCTTCCACATTCTATTTTTCTGATGCATCATTAATTGCACCTACGACTGTTAGGTCCCGTGTTATTACTAAATACTATAATAAAAGCTATATGCCAATAATCTTTTATGCATCAAATAAAGCTCAACAAGGACCACACACAGAATTCATTCTTTATTATTGGTCACCTGATATTCTAACAAACATTGATAGTATTGATTGCACGAATAATGTAGTATCTAATCAGGCATTTTATACTTCATATGACTTTACAAGTAATGGTGCAATGCTTAATTCTGTTGTTAGTAATCCATTAATTCCGATAAAGAACTATCAAAAATTAGATGAAATTATTAATAAGTTTACCACTATCCAAAATTGCTTAGGTTACAAAAATGTAAATGCAATTTCTATTGATGGACCACCTGGATTAGGTAAGACTTCTTTCATGGATTATTTTGCAAATAAACATAGAGATGATTACCACATCATTTATATTGATATGATCAAAAACTATAAGACAAGTTTTGAGAGCATTTTTAGTACTATACACAAAAAATTAGATGAATATAGTAGAGTAGTAGGATATGAATATGATGAATATGATGATTTGCCTTGTAAGACTGGTATAGTCATTATGATAGATGAACTAGATAAATATTTAGATATGCATCTTGAATATCTTCATAATAAGGATGAGAACAACAAAAAAGATGAAGAAAAGGCAAAGGAAATTGCAAAGGCAAATGGTAAGGGTAAGGGAAAGGGAAAGGGAAAGGGAAAGGGAAAAGGAACACAAATGGAAGATAAAGAAAAAGAATATGGTTATGGCAAGAATCTAGATCAGTATAAAGTAAAGATTTGTGATACTCCAGATTTGGAGAGTCTTTATATTCCAAAATTACCACAAGAGCCAGATTATAGCGATGGCGATGTGATCCGTGTAGATCAGCTTGATAATTTTTATAGTAATAACTTTAAAAATGCCAATAATGAAAATGAATGTGATAATACTATTAGAATTTCAGCAAATGAAAATTTAACTAGGAGTGCTAAATTTTTAAAGAAGGAATTATTGTACAAACTATTTGAATTGATTAATATGAAAGTAAATAAACCAACATATCTTATATTTTGCACGAATAATTTTAACTCTATGTGGGCAGATTTATCGGAAAAGCATTATAATCATCTTAAAGCACTACATAATCGTTTTATAAAGATACATTTTAATTATATAAATAAAGAAAATCTTATTGAAATCTTAGAAGATATAAATAATACCTTCGGAAAGAAACTACAGTCAAGTTTCTTAAATAAAGACCAGTTTACTGAAATCGTTTCTACTCTACCAGATAATCTTACACTAACAGTTAGAGAGATGCATCACACTCTTATACGCACAATGTATAATATTGAAGATTTCGTTAAGATTCTATTAACAGAGAATGGTGTCGATAAAATAAACGATTTTAAAGAGATTATTAGTGAATCAGTCGAAAGTGAAGAGGAAAAAGAAGAAAAAGAAGAAAAAGAAGAAAGTGAAGAAGAGCGTGAAGAAGAAAATGAAAGGAGTGAAAAGAGTGAAAGTCCCGATAATTTTAATGATAATGATGAAAATGATAATTTAAACAATAATTAAACAATATAGATAAAATATTTAAATATTATATATGAGCAATCAATGCCAATGTTTGACATTAAAAAAAGAACAATGCAAGAATAAAGCACAAGCTGGTAGCATCTTTTGTGGAAGACATAAAGACTGTGCTAATCCTTTTTCTACGAAGACCGAGATAAAGGAAAAGGCACAGACTGAAGCAATAACATCTATAATTCAAATCCCTAAGCTACCAGAAAGATTGAAGGATACTGCTACTATACCGACTGATCTAGCTGAGAAAGTAGCAAAGGATATAGTTACTAAGGTAAACAATGGTTTGACCGCTGAGTCAGCCACTGCAAAAACGCTTGATGATTTAGTAGTCGAATTAGGTTTTACTGATATTGCAGATCTAACTGATTTGACCGAAGCTGAAATTGATTATTTTATTAGTACGATACTCTTACACGAAAATCAGGATAAATTGTCCGATATCATTCAGAAAAAGATTGATGAACAATCAATAAAGGATCCACATGCCAAATTAATAATTAAGACACGGGAATTATTACAGGAATTAGCTGCTAAATTCTGCAGATGTATTAAAAAAGTATTAGATAAAGCAGATAATAAAATGACAGAGAATATCGCAGTTGCAATATGCAGAAAAGGAGTTATTAATAGCCGAGGGTTAAGTATTCCACGATTTAGCTGCAAAACATATCCTGATCCATCGAATAAAAGCAAATATGAAGATACACCAATCTTCTTACCTAGTAAAGATCGCAAAAAGCTTTTAAGTCTTCATCCAGGTTATCAACTCTACCTATCAAAGGTTATTAAAGGAGATCTTAAAAAATGGGAAGAACTATCTAAAGCTGAAAAGGACCAATATTTTAAGAAGGTCTAAACTATTTTTTAGTACGACTTAAAGCAATACTTTCATTTACTGGTCTTCCATTTTCTAGATGCTCTGAAAGATTAGCTGCCATCTCTGGATCTTGCAAGACCTCCTGTAATTTCGTGTATATATAATCTCTCTTATATACTCCCTTACGATTCTGTGATTTAAGCATTATCTTATCTCCTTGCAACGATTTTAGATGCGGAATCTGGTATTTTAGCATTTCAGACTTTAAATATTCACTTAATTCTCTTTGTTTGGCCTGTAAATCTTTAATTAATGATCTTATACCCTTAATTTCATTATCAAGTTCAAGCCATTTATCCTGTACTTGATGTAGTTCCAATATTTTTTCTTCTGGTACTTCTGGTCTATTATTTTTTTCACTATTTAACTCGTCATCCAATCCTTCTAGACCATTTGCTGGTATCGGCATATTTGACTGTAAAAGATTTCTTACTTTTGAAAGCATTTCCGTTCCACTCTCTAACATTTGATTTACATTTACCGGCTGCTCACTAAGATTGGTGAAATCATTATCATTATTATTATCATTTGCTTTACTAATACTAATACTCTTATCTAGTGATTTACTGGATCTAACAGTATTTTTAGTATCTAGTGATTTAGTGGATTTAACACTATTTTTAGTATTAACCTTCTTTGCTGATATATATTTTCCTACACTAATATTAGAAATAACGGATTCATTATCTATATTATTAGCATTATTAGCATTATTAGCATTATTAGCATTATTAGCATTATTAGCATTATTTGTATCATAATTATTATCATCAATATCCTTTCTTTCATTAATATTGCTATTTTCACTGTTATTCTCAACAGTCTCCTGATTTTCATTATTTCTAGCCTTAGCTGCTCTCCTTGCAGCATTTCTAACGGAATTTAATCGAAAAATATCTTCATTTGGAACACTTAATGGAAGATTTCCCGTATAATCCAATAAATTAATTCCTTCATCCGTCTTTTGTAAGAACCAATTTTCATCTATTGGTGACTTTACCTTTTTTGTAGGTATACCAAAGGTTATTTTATCGGAAAATTTATTGTTATTATTGGTATTATTGTCATTATTATTATTATTATTTCCAGTAGCTATTGATTTTTTAAAAGCAGGTCTAGGTAAGCGAATACGGCCATTAATCACTTCATTATTATTACTTGCAATCTTTTTATCATTCGATATTATTTTTGCACTCTCTATTTCTGTTTCTGTTTCTGTTTCTGTTTCTGTTTCTACTTCTATATTTTCTAATTCCTTTTTATCCTTTTCTACGCCTTTCACTACACTTTTTTCTATTCTGTTCCTAAATATTTCCTTTTCTCTAGGTCTTTCTCTATCTTTATTTAAACTTAAGCCTAAGCCTTTTTGCTTTTCTAATCTATCTACTTTAACTACTCTATCTGATCTTTCTCTAATATCCTTCTTTTCTATATTGTTATTTATTTTGTTAATAGTCTTTTCAGGTACTTTCTTTTTTACACTATGATTATTGTCCATTAAATGAATTAATTTATTAATATTACCACTTTTATATAATTCAAGCTCTTCATCAAGAGAATCACTCATATTCTATATATGTTGTAAAATAAAGAAATATAATTATATTTTACGAATCAAAAAAAAATGATGAAGTTTTTATTCACTGTCTTACAAATAATATAGCACAAACAAATGGATACCAATAAAGATAATAAATTTATGGAGAGAGTGGCTGAATCAAAGCTAAAATATAAAGAGAGTACAATTGCTTCTGCATTAACAAACCATATGATACGTGTTATAGAGCAGAAGAAAGATTATTTGCAGAATGAAATCTTAAACGCAAATTTAAATGACTTAATTGAATTATTGTGCAAACAAGAGCTTTCAGATAGTCATTACCTTTTAAAATTAATTGGTATGGAAAAATATCCATACTATGTCACAGATTGTTATAACTGTTTATCTGCGGGTTTCTATCATATTGGTGCTGGCACAGTAACACAAGAATTTACTCTGTTTCATGATAAGGTATGTTCTATTTTAGAATTAGATAAGGATGTAGTAAATATTTATTTTTATCCAAATAAGGATAAAATTGCTGCTGTATTTTTAAGACTCAATTCAAATATATTTAAGGGCGACAGTCCTCTAAAGCGAAGCTGAAGCTGTAAGATTTAGCCCTTATGAAACTAAAGAGACCCTTATTAGCATTGCAGACCTAATGTTAGACAGTTTACGAATTCACTATTACCTCTGTAAAATGGAAAGAATGCTTTGTTTACCCAGTGAAAATGTAAGCCATCATTCATCTTGGTATTAAATAAAGTTATTGTATTATCTGGTTTGTTATCAACTATTCTAATAGGATCTGGAATTCCCCAGATTATAATATTTGAGGAGTTAAATTTAACTTTAAAATCACCATAGTCGAGGAATTTAAAGATATCTTTGTATGAATAAGCGATACGAGAGATACCTTTTTGTATATCAAAACAATATTTACATAGATAGAAATTTCTAGGTAATTTAGTACTTAGAATATTCTTAACGATCGATTCATCAAGGTCTGAAAAATAAAGGTTTATTTTTCGGTTTTCCTTATGACAATCTTCACTTGATGAAGAGGACGTGGATCGCGATCCACGTACATTTAATGGCATGTCATTAATTATGGCGCATTGTTTGTCATTATTAATGCTGTTAGTAAGGTATAACCAAGATAGTTCACAATCTAAAAGACTAAAGGTGCTCTTGGTCACAAAATTCTTGCGATGAATCTCAATACCTTTAAAAGACCAAATACGCTCATCATTTTGTATGGATAAACTATAATCCATATTTTTATTTCTTTAATGAAAAGAAACAAAGATAAAATCATTTTTTTTAATTTTACTTTAATCAGAATCTGATTCAGAATCTATATCAGAATCACTGACTAACTTATATCTGATATAATATGATGCACAACATCCAGGTGTTCCGCTTCCATGATAAATATTTATAATGAGTGTATAGCTTTTATGATTGTTTACAAATTCTAATTGAAGTTTTTCAACAGGATATTCATCATTTTCATCGCTATTTTTAGCTACATCCATATTTTCAACGCTTGATAAGAAACTCGTCTTAATCAAACGAATAGTATCTGTTTCAAATTCCTTTTCAATCTCACTAATTCCCCAACCCGAACATATAGTATCCTTTATATATTCGAATACAGTAATATTGCTAGCAATCATGTGTATATGAATATTTAATAAAGAAAAATATTGAATATTCAAATTTTTTATAGGTCTAAATAAAGTGATTTATTTTACAAAAGTTAATAATTCCTTCGTAAATTATTTTATAAAACAATCATCACAATACCCCTTATAATCTAACTGATATAATAATTTTCTAAGATTTCCTAGATCCTCCTTTTTAATTACATCGGTAATTTGTACATAACCTGCTTTTATTAGAATATCTCGCATAATCCCTATAGGATGAGGTATTAAAGAAGCAACTGAAGAACAAAAAGCCATCGCACTGGCATATGAAATGGCATGTCGCAATCTGAAGGCTGCAAATGACGCGCTGCGCTAATGTTACGTCATATGCTACAGGGTCTCTCCTGCTTTGTATGCTCTGCTTCCGAAGAAGTGAATGAACTCTGTCCAAACTACCAGGGTCACTCCTGCTTTGTAACCATACTTTGATAAAAATGAATATTATTTATATTTTTTAATTTATAGATAAAATGGATCATAAGAATAAAAATATTTATGAATCATTAATACCTGGCTTTATTAAATGTCCAACAACATTAATAACACATCCGATCGAAAGAATAAAAGTTGATATGCACATGAAAAAAAATCTTTTTATAGATAAAGGAATTATCTCCTATCTATATAAAGGATATTCCGCAACACTTTTTTCATTAGCGGCAAAGACCATATATAAATATCCATTACTTATACATGGTCCTCTCTTAATTGAAGATGCTATTTTTAAATATAGTAAAGATAAGGATAAAAATAATAGACATTCTATCTTGTCTCAATTAGCTATAACACCATTCCTTGTTATAACAGATACCGTGATGCAAGCTCCTAATCGTCGTGTTAAATATATGACGATGGTAAATTCCAATTTGACCACGATTCAAACAGTTAAATTCTTATTAAAAAGTAAGGAAAAATCAGGTTATGGATTAGGATTAGGATTTTGGCATGGTTCTAAAGCTTATTTAATAAAACATGGGATAGGACAAGTTTCTCTACTCTTATCTGATGCTTTATTACGAGATTCTTTTATTAAGAAGAAAGAAAGTGCTAGAACTATAGAGGATAAAAGGAAGTATGAGCCAAACATGTATAATCCATGGTATATATTAGCTATTGGAATCAATGGTATACTCCTTACAATTCTCACGAATCCATTCGATGTAATGATGACACGAATAGCTTCGCAATTAACTAATAACTCATATAGCTATTCTAAAACCTTAATCGATATAGTTAAGCAGGAAGGAATATATACACTCTTTAAAGGGACTAGTCTAAGAGTAATTCCTCGTACAATAACAGTTATTTATACAAGTTTAACCATATCTTGGGGAAGGGGCTACTAGCTTACAGCTTCATCTTCGGATTAGAGACGGATCGCAACGATTTAGTGAAGCTGAAGCAGCTGTAAAATTTCAATTTAATGTTTTTTGCGAAACATTTCAATATCTGAATCAGTACAATTTTTTATATGATCGCAAACAGCTTTTGGAACAATCTCTAAACCTTGTCCTTGAATTAAACAACCAATGTTGTGATCAATCAGGAATTTGAAACCGTCAAACCATCCAATTGTATTTGCGTGTTGTAGTGGAGAAAAATCTACTGTACCACAAATCGGCACTTTAAATGACTGAATTTGCTCATCTGTAAAAATTTCATTTACAAAAGATCTAGGAAAATACATTCCTATGTCTTGAGTTGCGAATTCTTTCAATTGCTCCATATTTTGAGTTTCAATAGCAAAAAAAATTTGTTTTCTTTGCTCTAAATCATCATACTCTTCGATTTGCGATTCTTTTTGAGCAACTACATCATCATAATCGCCGAAAATCACATAATTTGGAATTATTATATCAGAATTAACATCATAACTATAACTATAATTATCCTTAACGCAAACATTAATAATCTCTGATATTGCAGCAAAATTTTCTAATTGAGCCTTAGCTGCAAACCAATTAGCTTTATCATCTGTGTTTCCAGTAGTCTCCCAGATATGTTCGGCTAGCTTTGATATATGGTTATCAGTCGGTTTCCACGTCATTTTTATATATCCTATACCACCTGATTAAAGAATCTTTTTCATTTTTTTTACGAAATAATTAATTTGTAGTCTATTCTTATCACTATCAGTATCATATTCACAAAGTTTAACTATATCTTGGCATCATTAGTTTTGCAATGACAACCATTTTATCGTTTATTTATTCGTTATTTTTAAATGAATAAATATATATGAAATCATTTCACATATTAGAAGACTTATTTCCTATAAGCTGGACAAACGAAAAGATTCGAAATTATGAGATGAATCCTTATATCTTTATCGATGATAAAGAATATTCATAAAGATTTAAGTAAGGAAGTTTATGATAAAATTAAGGAGTGGTTCCCTAATCACCGTATTGGAAAGAAATGGTATCTAACAAAATATGTTAAAGGTGGATATATAGATTATCATTGTGACAATCATGTTTCCATCGACAATATTAGGAGTAAATATACAATCTTAATCTATCTTAATGACGATTATGAAGGAGGTAGACTCTGTTTCTCATCGACTGACACTAAAGATAACAGCACTAAAGATAGCAGCACTAAAGATAACAGCACTAAAGATAACAGCACTAAAGATAACAGCACTAAAGATAGCAGCACTAAAGATAGCAGCGTTAGTAATGATAAAGAAGAAAATAAAGAAAACAAAGCAGAAGATAAAGAAGGATCCGTTGAAATTGCAAAGCTAAAGGTCAGAGCTGGTACAGCTGTTATTATGGATCAAGATTTATGGCATAAGGCAGAACCATTAATATCAGGAACTAAATATCTTTTAAGGGCTGATATGATTAAATTATAGTCGATCATGCAAAAAATGGGGAAACGGAAACTCTATTATAATTTTTTGCATAAATCACATATTTTCTTTGCTCTATTTCTAGTTCTTCTTTTTCTGGTTCTTCTTTTTCTGGTTCTTCTTGTTCTGGTTCTTGCTTTCTTTCTAATTCTTCTTTTTCTGCTTCTTGCTCTTCTCTAAATCTTTCTTGCTGATATTCCATTTCTAGTCTTTGATTTTCCAAATAATCATCATTACCATCATAATCATCAAAAATAACATAGTTTGGAATCTTTCCATTGTAATTATCATCATATATATAACTATAATTAATTATATCCTCAACATAAACATTAATAATCTCTGATATTGCAGCAAAATTTTCTACCTGAGCCTTAGCTGCAAACCAATTAGCTTTATCATCTGTATTTCCAGTAGTCTTCCAGATATGTTCGGCTAGCTTTGATATATGACTATCAGTCGGTATCCACGCCATTCTTATAATATCCTATATTAATTGATTAAAGAATCTTTTCATTTTTTAACAAAAAGTCTCTTTAGTTTAATATTCGTAAATTATTTTACAAAGGTCTCTTTAGTTAATAATTCTTTCGTAAATTATTTAAAGTAATTATTTTAATGCTTGTCTTTATGATCTATGAAGGTTTTTAACCTTATTTAGATGATAAATAGCATATAATCTGGATAAGAGTTCGAAACCCATCCATTAAGACGTGGACGAAAAGTATAGTTATCAAGGATATTCAGACAATTCTCCCTAAATTGTTCAACAGTAATCGCAAGTTCACGAACATCTGGTGATAGATTAATAAACTCGTCTGGTCTATTCTCATCACTATCAGTATCGTACTCGCAACGTTTGACTAAGCGTCGTCTCTTTACGATTGGTTCTGACTCATCATCACTGCTGCGACCGCGACCACTACTGCTACTGCTACCATTATTATCATTATCATCATCATTATCATTATCATTATCATTATCATTATCATTGTCATCACTGTTATCTTCGTCTTTGTCACTATCACTGTCACTATCACTATCATTACTATCACTATAGTTATAGCTATCACTATCCATATCACTATTATAGTAGTAACTATCATTCTCACTCTCTTCATTCTCACTTTCGACAATAAAATCATTCATGGAACTAGACTCTCCATCCGTATTCTCACTATTAATACTAGCATTATCACTGTTATCACTACTGTTATCACCACTATCATCTTGATTAGAGATACTACTAATTCTCTGTTGCCGCTTACGGTTATTCTTGCAATTTACGCACCACAAGGTATATGATCGATCATTATACATGCGATCGATAGTTTCTTTTACACGACGATCCCAGAACTTATGTTTAGGTAGATATCGTTGGCATTTGACACATTTATTGATATCGGCCATTTTTTTTATTTCTTTCCTCTTTTGATGCGAAAAGGGAGAAAAATTTATATATTTTTCATTTTTACAATATAATATATATATATACATCGGATTAAAATAAACAAAAAAGATATTTCTATTTTATATAGACTAAATGTCAGAAATTGAGACAGACAGTATAACAACTATAGAAGATCCGAAAATACAGGTACAAAAAGGAAATAAAAACACTGCAATATTCGAATCATTCGTAGCTAAGAAAAATAAATATGTCGATAATTCATTAAGTGAGACTATTAGTACTATTGATAGTAATGTAGGAGTACAGGCTAAAGCTAATACTAAGACTGAGAGAAAGACTAAGAATAAGACTAAGATTGATGAATCAAGTATAAGCTATTGTCAATGCAGTGATTCACAATGTGATGAATCATCTGAAACCATAGTGTGCAATTTAAAGAAAGAAAGTAAGAAATGCAATACTACAAATACTCCTTGTTGTTCACCTACAGCTAAAGCTGGTACACCAGGACAACCAGGATGTCCTGGAAGACCTGGTCCTCCTGGTTGCCCCGGAGTTCCAGGATGCAAAGGGGATCGTGGTCCACGTGGAGAACAAGGTTATCCAGGATGTGATGGGGAGAAAGGGTGCCCTGGTCCTAAAGGTTATCCAGGATGCCAAGGTCACCCAGGTGAGAGAGGTGAGAAAGGTAAGGATGGAACTGAGATTCTTTGTAAGACGATCGATTATACGGGTGATTCAGGATGTACTCTACCTGCTCAAGGGTGTGTAAACTCTTATTTCTTGCAAACAAATACGGGAACATTATGGAGATGGAGTATTGAAGAAGATGAATGGAAGACTATTAAGAATGTTAGATGTTTTCTCTTCTATGATTCATGTAATTTACAGATTTGGTTTACGGAAAATTCAGCTGGTGGATGTCCAAGCAAACAATTAGTCGCTCATTGTCATGACTGGATATTCGACTGTCACTCAAAGAATATATATGTCTACACTAGTAAGGGATGGGTCTTAAAATGCAACTTACAAGGCCCTGTTGGACCAACAGGTCCTGCTGGTCCTAATCATAATTACCGTGATGGCTGTATTTCTGGTGGAAATCTTGAGATTATATGTATATCAGATAAAGGTAAGGCAGGTCCGCTTATCGAAAGGCCTTCAGCATTAGAGGCGGTCAATGATGAATTATTCTTGGATACTACTGCTAGTATGTTATGGAAATTTAGCGAGAGTCAAGATATATGGTTACAAGATGAAAAGACAGAACCGTATGTATTCTATGATACATGCAGCAAGAAATTATATAATGTTAAAGAACCGGAAGTTTGTGGTGGAACATGTGAATATAAGGCATGTAATGGTGCTAAAATACTGGATTGTTGTTCAACGACCTTCTATGAAGCAAAATGTAATAAGTGGTATCCTGTCTGTGTAATACAGGGACCAACTGGACCGACTGGACCGTGTACAACATTTACTTGCATAGAGGCACCATATAAGGGAGTTAAGGTTAATACGAATGTTCCGCCTGCTAGTCAGACATTTAGGGGTTATAGACTTGAGAATGGTGTAAATAAAGTTATAAAAGAATATGGTCTGAATGAGTTTGGTGTTTATGCAGGAAAGATTGTTGATTTATCAGAGTTTTCGAATACGACAATCTATTTTAGTGATGGAGAGACGAATTCATTATATCAGTTACCAATAGATAATACTGGTGAAATTGCCTCTATAAGTGCATTAATCGGGGTAACCGAAGGAGAGAAAGTTATTGACACATGCAATAGCATAATCTATGAATGGCATTCTGGTTGGGAGATATGTGGCGGATTAGGTACGAATGTTATATATGGTGATCTTTTATATAAGGGTATTAAATTAGAGGAAGGAGAATCTCCTCCTCCTTTATACACTGGTTATAGCATTATTCCAGCTGTTTCAGCGGTGAAGCTGAGTGAAATACCAAATGAAAGTCCGACCGTCGTTGATACAAGTTTTAGTGGATCTGGAAATCGTGGTCAATTCTACTTTTATTCACAAAATAATCAGGTGTTATATCAGTTTAATGTGGCTCAGACTCCAGCAGTTCCTGGTGTATCTGCTATTCCAATGGCTTTCCCTAATAATACCTTATTCTATGATAACATAACTGGATCCGTCTATTACTATAATGCTTGTAATATGTCATGGTCGATTCGGGTTAACCAGAATGCACAGAAAGCATGTGAAAGCTTTCCTGGCCGATTAATTTCGAATTCGAAAGAATTTAAGTTTGAGAGTGCCGATGATTCAGTTACGAGGACGGTCGATTTTGAAGCATTAAAGATAGATTCATGTGGTTTTACCTTATATGGACAACATAGTTTTAAAGATGCAAATCTTACAGTTACGACAATTGATCCGATTAATAGTGATAATAGTGCATCTTGGTTAGATGCCACGAATCTGGCAATAACAATATCTTCCTTTATAAATAATGAGTTAATCACTGTTAGTATATTACCATTAACGAGTCCTCTGACCGATCCTCCTACAAAACAAATTATCGATTCAGATCTAAATTTTAGAGTAACATTTACCTATACTTATGGTAATGATGGTACCGATCTAACAAAATTAATACCCGTAATTAAGGTTCAACCAAAAGACAATAAAAACAATATATTCTATAAAGAGATAGTATTCAGATATACATTTACACCACTTGAAACATTGTTCGGTCTTGTAACAAATAATAATGCCTTAATCGGCTTTACAAAACTTATAAATTTAAATAATGTATATTCGACCGTTGTTGACTTAGAGACGATAAGCTGTAATAGTGGCTTATCTGGATGGCCAGAACGCTTTACAAGTAAGAATGGAAAATGCATTCAATGCTATTCTGGTATATTTTCAGGAACGATAACAAATAATCCAGCGATTAACACAAATAATGCTGTAACAGTGACTGGAAGAGTAACATTAGAACAGATTAGTCAGGGGGTGTATAGTCTTTTATTTGCGGTTCCAAAGGGCGAGGGTTTTCCGCCAAATGCAGAAGTCTGCTTGAATTATCAATTAAATGGTCAAATCTCTAATTTTGTGGAAGGGAAATTGCAGGCATATTCTAATAACATTTATTATCCTCCGGATACATTGAGTCCACAAAACTTTTATTTTATTGGTGATAATATTGTTGCCGTCTATACAGGATGCTCAGATTTTACAGAACTATCGATAATTATTAAGGCTCCAAATAGTGGAAGTCTTGTTCAAGAGACAACATCAAATAGTGTTCTTTTTGCTACTATACCAGATAATGCAGATTTTGAAAACGGAACCGTAACTATTAGTGTAAATCTTAAAAATGGTTTAAGTATTGTTCAAGTTTATCAAATAGGTGCTTGAAATCGATAAGAATTATTTATAAATCAATTACGATTTTTTCTATTCTTATTCTTACGCTTCTGACAAGGGCTATCGCTATCTTCACCATTCTGACAAGAACTATCACTATCTTCACTATTATTTTTGTTATTATTAATGTATATGTTATAACTATTAATTAATTCTGATATAGGTGTTGGAGTATCAGATATTTTATCGGCTTTAATATGCAATGCGCCGTTAGGGTAATTTTTATTATCTTTAATTCCTGAAAACTGATTAAAGCAATTATTAACGCATAGATCTAGAATTAAATAAGGTGATGCATCATCCTTTAAAATTATAGAAGGAAACTTTAGTATTAAATTATTGTTAGTTGAATTTAATAACCATGATCCAGTATATCTGCCTTGTTTTTGATAGAAGCTATTATCAGCATAAAATGTAATCTGGTTTGTTTGTGAAGATTCTATATAATTTATAGTCCAATCACCTATAATGCTCATAATTCTACACAAGTCTCTTTAGCGTAAATTATTTTAGAGTCTATTTACTCTTTTTATCGATAAAAGAGTAAATAAATACTGTAATTTATCTTTCAATTTTATTTTGAAATGAAAACAAATCATTTAATTTTAAAAGATCTTTAAGGGCAGGTTGGGCAAGGTTGATCGAATACTGCTAGTTTAGGTGCACTGCAGTCACCAATAACGACGCCATTTTCAATAACTGGTGTGACTTCTTGATCTAATGAGGCAGATGGGTTCATGCCGAAAAAGTTAGAGGGAGTGTAAAGGTAACCAAGACGATGAGTGTTTATAAATGGATAATCCTCGGTATGTGCTTTGTGGAAGAATAAGGCATTTAACCATAATACAACATCGGTATCTTCAATGCATTCATTATTCTTAATATATGTGGGAAGACCAGTTTCTTTATCAGCTAAGACTGGGAATTCACCAGCTGCATATTGTTCTCCTTCACGATATTTAGTAACATGTAAATGGTGTTTGATAAAACCAAGATGTGTGTTTGCTGCGGAATTTTCGGCAGCCAATGAGGTGCTATTACCATTAGGACCCATTGAGTAAATGTGGTAAGAACGAGGAAAGCCTAATCTGTTTAATGAATGATGATTTTCAACGCTCCAAACGCGGTTATGTTTGATAGAAAGATCGCGGACAGCATTTTGTTCACGTTTAAAGACTTTCTCGACAACATCTACAAGATCACCACATTTGTTAACCTTTTTATCTTCGATAGGATATGAGTTTTCTTCAGCAACACTGTTTTTAAGACCATCAATGTCAAAATCAGCACGGAATGTAGTGCAGTGAGTGTGATTTAAGGCAATATACTGTTTTGAAATGCGTTGACCGAAAGGAGTCTCTTCACCATCAGTATTGCTTTCAACCCATCTATCAGTAGTCTGTCCCATTAAATCGACATAGCTTTCGAATGAACCATCCTGGCTGAATATGTATGTATACATGAATAAGTAATAAAAGCCAGAGAAGATCGTTCTAACGACTAACTGACGTTTCTTTGCACCCTTAATCGTAGTTGGATTATCAGAACCATCACATAAAGGTCCGTTTGGCCAGTTTAGTCCAATAACACCTTCATTTACACGCCATAATGTATCGGAGTCTTGTTCATAGATTGCAATTGCATCAGGAATTTCGCGTCCAACACCTTGTCCATTGGGTACGACGACTGGAATGAATGTAGCATATGATGGAGCATCAAGACCCTTTCTTAAAGGAACTAATCTTGGTAAGATTGGCCAATTGTGAGAATCGGCAGAGACATATGTACGTGAAACGATCGGTTCGGCAGCATTGTATACGACTAAACTGTCACTTGCTCCTAATTTGTAAAGAATCTTGCGTCTTTCGGAAACATTGTTAACGGTCTCAGTGTAATAAACCTCATATATATTTAAACCATTTCTACCATAACCAAGACGTAAATCAAAATTATCAAATGTAAAATGTAAGTTATCATGAGTATATGATGGTCCCTCAGGCATAAGAGTGCATAATGGTTTTAATCTGCTATGACTAATGACTGGATATGGATCTGGAACGGCGAGTGGAATAGGTTCGGCGCCTTTAGGTGGTAATTTGCAGTCATCGACAATGCGATAGATGGATTTATTAGTGCAATCAACGATAATGTAGATACCTTCAACGATACCCCAATTAGCAGGTGGGACACAGACTCCACCAGGGGCATATTGTGAGTCATAACTGAAAAAGACGGCAGGCATATATCTGTGATTTTCGGCATCAAGATCGACTAAATCTGGGCATTTCTTTCCACAGCATCCGATAAAATTACGGAATGATTCAAATGTATAGAATGCATAAGGAAAGATTTTTGCAAGATTCGATGTAGGGTCATCAGGTGATGGTGGTGGGGTAAGATCGGATAATGAAACATTACGGTCTCTAAGTTTCTTTAATAGACATTTATTTGAAAGGACTAAATTAGTTAATTCTAAGAGTGTAAAGTAATTATAGCAGCAATCGGGACCATTGCAGTCTCTAAAGCATTGGGTGCCACCAAAGGAATCACTTACTGGAAAATTATCATAGTTATTGTTAGGATACATAACATCCTTAATTCTTCTGCAAGTAAGATTTGATTGTGATATTGGTGCGCCGATATTCGGTGGTTCTGGCAGATTTGCAATCACTTCATAAGTATAGTTATTCGTGTTTTGATAGACGATTGCTCTTGCTTTTCTGTTTAAATTACCACCACTCTCGTTAAAAGCCAAAACTTCGGCCTTAACTGGCTCTTTTAAGATGCATTCAAGGATTAATGCTGTGTTTGATAATGCAACATTTGGGTAGAAGAGCTTACCAAGGCATTTATTAGCCTTAATTGCGGCAGTTACAGCGTTGATTTCGGCAACAGTTAATGGATCTGTTGGATAATTGACGGTCGGAGTAAACTGTGTCATATGTTTTTATATAATTAACTAAGAAAATAAAATTAAAATAATTATTAATTTATTAATTTATTTATTTTTACTTTTATAAAGGGTCCCTTAGTTTAATTTATCTAAACGAGCATTTTGGCTTTATTATTTTTAACATGTAATCGTTCAAATATAGGTTTAAATATTTTTTAATAAAATATAAACTTATAAAGATGGGTCGTGATTGTTTATTCCATGGATGACATAGCCCGCGACAAGTCGACTTGCCCAGGGTGTATGTGGAAATGCAAATGTGATTTAAGATGCTTTAAGTGTCAGATAGTTCACAATATGAGTTGTGCGTATTTCTCTTGGACTAATTGGGAGTTCGATCCTCCAAGAAATAAATTTGTTTGCTTTAAATGTAAACATATTTGGAAGAGTCCTTGGACGAAGAATATGTATGCTGAATTCCCTAAATCACAAAGAATAAGGATATGTAATGGTGAAAAACAACCTACATGCAATAAATGTGGCAGTCAAGGTCTTAAGGTTGGTAGTACATTTAGACATTGTAAGACGGATAAAGCTTGGAAAGAATTAGAGGATAAGGTGAATAATCGAGAAATAGATCTTATTAATGAATTTACGTTCTGTCCGATGAATAATAGAATAAAGTGGACAGATGTTTATCCTGAAGTAAAGGATAAAAAATGGAATGATACAAGAAGGAATAAAAAAGAAGAGGGAAAGAATAACGATATAGAAGAAAGGGAGCCAATTATTCCTAGACCTTATTACACAAAAAACACGGCCAAATTAAATGTTCTGGGACAAACTTTTTTACCTTTGCTAAGTCTTTAAAGTATTTTTTTTACGATTAATTTTAAGTTTTTTTACGATTGATTTTCGATTAAATTTTTATTTTTTAAAAATCCTTATACTTGACCACGCTTTTTTGAAACATTATTTAATAGTAAATTTACTATTAATAACCATTTTAGCATGAAATAATTAATTTAGTAATAAAAGGGGCTTTTTATTATTAAATAATTTAATTTATTACTAATTTATTAATCTTTTTATTACTAATTTACTTTTTATTACTAATTTATTAATCTTTTTATTACTAATTTACTTTTTATTACTAATTTATTAATCTTTTTATTACTAATTTACTTTTTATTAC